CGGCGGGTCCGCAATAGCGATTTCGATCTGTACTTATATTAGTAACAGGTTTTATTTTCATTTTACTTTACCTCAGTAAAAGATTTTGTCTGACATGATCAGGGCCTAGCCCCTAGTCGGGTTAGAATATTCAATTGTCAAACAGCGTTGGGCACACTTTACCCATACACCATCCTACCACAGATATGGGATTTAGCCCATACATCCTGAAGTATAATTTGAAGGTCATATGCGACAAATCCTATACTTTAGTATAGGACTTATCTTAGAAGTCGGGTTCTAAAAATTCGTTTTTAGTATTAATTTTTTTGTAGTGGAGGATTTTTTTTCCGAGGTCCGCGAGCCGTGGGTCATCGACGCCGAAGTCCCAGATGATGTCATCGTATTCTTTTTCGAGGACTTTGAGGATATGTTCGATAACGGTCATATTTGTTTTCCGTTTTCGCGCAACAATTCTACGTAGTCGTTTAGTTCTTCTCTGGCTGCGAAAAGTTGTTGGTTTAGGTCGTTTGGTGCGGTGCGAGTATATCGCAAATCTTGGAGGTTATTGACTTGTTGTTTTAGCCAGCGCAGGTGCGCTGACTGAAACATGGAGAGTTGTTCGTCACCCATTTTTCTTTGGCCTTCCTCGCTGTTTTTTGACTTTTGGTGTTGGCGGGAGGTCTGCGACCACTGATTCGGAATTTTTGCGTTTTGTTCGCGTATTGACACCGATATTATGGTTCATTTCTTTTAGAAAGTCTTCTGCCTTTTTTGCTGGATTTTGCGATTTTGCGATATCTTCCACGCGATCAGCGACGTAGAAGATACATATTCTATCATCTATCATTTTTTTCTCCTTTTTTAATGAACATCTGATAAAAGAGATTGTTGTGTTTCCACGTGAGCGGCAGCGGAAGCCATTGAAGCACCTACAATTCCTAAAACGTCTTGTTTATCGGTTGCGCCTTTAGTGAGGCGGAATAGGACCGCGGTTAATACACCTGTGTACGCGGCTCCTGCATTTAGTTCTGCTTCAATTAATCGATCTATGAGTTCGTTAGCTTCTTTAAGTGCAATAACGTAGTCATCTTTGTCAGACATGAAAGCGCCCCAAAGTAAACTTCAGAGCGCTTCCAAATCTTTTATGAGGTAGGCTCAGAGTATATAAATTTATGCGATAAGTCAAGCTTTTTCTTTCTGACGTTTATAGCTTTCAAAAATAATTCTTAATTGACCGCTTATTGTGCGTCCTTCTGCTTGCGCGAGTGCTTTTATTTCCTTATAGACCTCCACGGGCACGAGGACGCTTTTCCATTTATCGGTATCCATATATGAACCTCTCTAGTTTTGTCCAACAATATAGGATGTTATGCGCAGTGACAAGAAAAAACCGCCAGTTTAACGGAAGGGGGTTAAACTGGCGGCAGGTTGGTTGAGAGGCTGTTCAACCATTTCGAGCAGTACAGAGCGCTAACCTTTTAAACGGCCTCGCCCCAAGAAGGGCCGATCTCAACGTCACAAAGGTTAGGCACACTTAATGGTACAGCATTTTCCATTATTTTTGCAACCTTTTTTGCGTCATCTTTATTTTTTACGGACATTGCTATTTCGTCGTGGATTTGAATAAGGGGTACACGCCCGCTTTCGTAGATATTGACCATAGCTTTTTTTGTCATGTCTGCTGCGGACGCTTGAATTAAACGGTTCAATGCTTTGTACGTATAAGCCCGTTTTAGTCTGGTTGTGTCGCCATATGTTTTCACGGCGTCCTCGTAGGGCATGGCTTTATTCATTTCAAAGTTGTCAGGTTCCCATAAGTTAAACCTCAGTTTACGACCAAGCAGGGAGCGCAAAGCACCGCGACTATCCTTTTTGTCCAAACGGTGCATGACGCCTGTTGTGAGGCCTTTTACGAAAGGTACGCGGTCATGGTATTGTGAGACGATTTCTCTGGCGTCGTCTACAGGGATATCTAATTGCCCTGCAAGTTTGTTGACGCCCATGCCATACATCATACCAAGGTTGATTGTTTTGGCTTGTTTCCGTGGTATTTGTGCCATTTCTGCGACCATTGTATGGAAGTCTGTTGATTTGTCTGCCACGTAGCTATCTACAAATTCTTTGGCCCCTTTTAAGGGGCTGCCTCTTTGCTCTCCAAATAGATGTGCGTAGTGGACCAAGATTCGTGGTTCTTGTTGAGAGAAGTCTATTGCGGCCCATTGGTTGTTTTCCTCTGGCAGGAAAAGGCTTCGTATCATTGGCCCTAATTTGGGGTCACGGGCGGGTATTTGTTGTAGGTTGGGGTGGTTCATAGATATGCGACCAGAGACGGTTCCGCCGTCGTCAGAGCGAATTTGGTTTATATGTGCATGGATGCGCCCGTCTGATTTACAGTGTTTGAGTATGGTATTAATAAATGTTCCGGAGGTTTTGTTTAGGTTCCGCGCTTGCACGATAAGTTGTGATAGTTTGTGCGGGTGATCGGACAGGAAGCTTTTAGTAAAGGATGGTTGGCCTTTTTCGGTTTTTTCGTAAGGTAAAGATAGTTCCTCAAAAGCTTTGGCTATAGATTGTGCTGCCCAGATTTCTACGTCAAAGCCGACGGTTTCTTTTATTTGTTTACGGACTTCTTTTTCTTGTTTTAATAAAACGTTTCTTGTTCGTTCAGCGCGGTCCATATCTACGCGCACACCGCGCCATGTCATGTCGAGTAGGCAGGGGAGTAGTCTGGTTTCTATGTCAAAAACTTGTGAGAGCCCATCTTTGTTTATTTCTACAGAAAAGTAGTTGTAGAGGTCCAATGCCAGTTCAGCGTCTGTTTCGGCATAGGGGCCGACAAACATAGCGGGCAGCTTCCACATTTCTGCTTTTGGGTCCACGCCGAAGGCTTTTGCGGCCTCGATGAGTTGCCGTTCAGATTTTACTTTGTTGAGGTAATCGTGTGACAGAGAGTTTAATGTATAGCTGAACCTATTTTCGTCGAGAAGGGATGCCATAACCATTGTGTCGATGATTTTACCGTTGATGGTAAATCCCATACGCCGTGCCCAACCAGCGTCGTATTGCGCATTGTGCATGATTTTTGTTGCGGGACATTCAAAAACTTTTTTTAACCAACGATTGGCTTGTTTTTCACAAATGTTGCCCCCGCCGAAGTGGCGGATGGGAATGTAGCCTTTCCAGTTCTCTGTTGCAACGGCATATCCTACGACTTCTCCGTCGCCTGTAGCCCATCCGGGGCCTGAACTTTTGAGGTTGGGATCTTTGGTTTCTAAGTCGATGGAAATTTTCTTTTCACCGGTAAGATCGGGTAATTCAAATGGTGGAACCCATTCTGTATCTGGAGGAAACATAGCCATTTGAAGGCTCATATTCGATTTTCCTCTAGTATTTTTTTCATCTCGTCTTTTCCGGCACCTGTTTCAATATGCTTTTCTAAGGCCAGACCCAAAGCTTCGTGAGAAACTAATTTCTCTGGTGGAATACCATGATCATTATCTGTAAGCACGGCACTTCCTGTTAATTCAAAATACGATTTATAGTGCAAGCCGGATAAAACTATGAGGACTGAATAACTATTCCATTTGAATTTTCGTAAACCTCTGAAGTGAGTTTTAACGAAAGCACCGTTTTTTCTAAAATGCCCCCTAACAATATGAAAGATTGGTTTTGTGTTTCCATTTTCATTGACTACTTTTTGTCTATCATTAAAAAAGTATGGTGTTCTTTCCATATCAATTGCAAACGTTAAAGCATCATGTCCCTTTTTCACACGAATTGAAATACCGCTTTCTTGTGCTATTGAACAATTTACAGCGCTCCAAAAATAATTTTTGATAGCTTCCTCCATTGTAATATTTCTTCGTCTGCATTCCATTCCTAAAATATATGGGAAGTCCCACTCCATCCTTACAAAGGATGTAGCTTTCCGACCTTTTCCGACACATCTTTCTACTGGTTTACAATATTTTAAGGGTGTAACGTTTCCTTTATCATCTACCGACGCATAAAGTTCTTCACTTATTTGTTTATCTGTTTTCGGACATATGTAAAATAAGTTTATAGAATATGTTTGATGGTTACTTGGTTGCACATTGACCATTTTTTTTATTTTTCGAAAGGTAAAAACAGATAACCAAAAAGCATCTTCATGTTCTTCTTGTTCTTTTTTTGTTGGTTTTCCAAAAGCCGCAGCACCGAAAGCTGGCGTTTTGTCAGGCGTAAAAAATCCGCAGCTTTCATATTGAGCCGTCTCAAAGTCTGAATTAAAAACAGAAACACCTGTTTTACTGAAAAGCTTGTAACTGTCTGCGTCGATTTTTTTCGTGTTTTTCAAAGCTTTGAAAGTGTAATCAAGATTATCTAACAAGTCTCCAAGGTAATAATGAGCGCCATAATGCGCTTTTTCTCGTTGCTTTCTTCTTTTTTTAATTGCTTTCTTTTTTGCAAACAAACGCTGGAACCAGTTTTTTAAAAACTCAATCATTTTTTTCACCTCCCAAAGCAGCATACCCGCAAATATCTAGCCAAGAGTCCTCTTTATCTGATTTCATTAATCGGGCAGTTTTAACTAAAATCATACAAGCAGCGACTTGTTGGCGCGTGATGCGTTGTCCAAGAAATATTGACCACATATCAGCGATATGTTGAAAGTTTTCTTTTGCATCACCGTAATCGGCGGCACGTTCACCATTAATCAATTTCTCTGCTTCTTTTAAAATTTCTTCTCTTGTCATTTTTTTTTCTCCAACAGGATAACAATAAAGCCCACATTTAGGACATTCGTCTTGCGAATAACGGTTCCAATGAACTTGCCATAAGTGTCCGCAACGGCATGAATAAAGCCAATTTTTCGGTTTGTATTTTTTCATATGTCGTAACTCCGAGTTGCATCCTGTGGTTCTACTAAATACAAGTTTTTTCTTGTGCGCGTTACACCGACATAAAAAACGCGATGAACTTCGTCTGGCGTGATTCTCATGGTGGTATCGGCAGCGCCAGACAAGTCTGTAAACAACACTACGTTATCTGCTTCTCCGCCTTTAGAGCCGTGTATTGTAGACACTGTTATACGAGGCGTTCCGTTAAATTTTTCGCCTCTTCTCAAGAGGGCGGTTATGTAGGCCCGGTCTTTGACGGGAACACGGTCCATTGCGTCCGACCATATCATGTCTTGTGTGGCTAACAAACCATATTGAGATTGTAATTGAAGGATGTCTACCATGTCATCGTCAGGTATGCCTGTAAGTTTTTTATATCCTCGTTCGACACGATTTCCTGACGACATGAACCGATATATAATCCGGACGATATCAATAGATATCTTTCTCCCCTTTTGCAGGTCGGTCCAACCGTTCACGGCGTCACTCAAGCTTTGTTTGATGGACCGTAATCCACGATATTCGAACAGATATCCGAAAGACCGCAAGTCCAAAGCGACGGGCTGAAGTATATAACCCGCTTGTGCAAGTATAAGCCAAGAGCCTTCGCTCATGTCCAGTTCCCCTACTTGCACGATGCGTGTGCAGAGTCCTTGTTCCTGACGTGGTTTATAAATTTTTGGGTAACGGTTTTTAATTCGTTTAGCTATGTTTTCTGCTATAGCATGGATGTTGGCGGGAATGCGATAAGATTGTTGGAGGGTTTCTGATCCGCCATCCAATTTAAGAAAGTGATCGACGTCGGCTCCGGCCCATTTGTAGATAGCTTGGTCATCGTCTCCGGCACAGTACATTTTCTCTGTTTTATCTTCAATAAGGTGGGCAATATCCCACTGCAACGGAGATAAGTCTTGCGCTTCGTCTACAAAACAAATTTTAAAATGTGGGCAGAACTGGTGGCCGCTATCTACGAAAGTTTGTAGCATGTCTGTAAAGTCAAACAACGCGCTTTCAAATTTATATGCTTGCAAGCAGCGGTTCACATGATTAACAATATTCCAATCCTCATCAATGCTGCTGAGGTTATATTGTTGTCGCAGAGAGACTTTACGAAGTCGGGCAAGATTTATCAGACCAAGTATTGGATCACTAGATTTAACTACGTCCAATACGTCATCGTCGTAGGGATTTATGCGCCCTGTTTTTAATTGGATGCCCATTGCTTCGCTTAATTCTGCGTAATTTTCTGGCTGCATAATTTGTTCGGGACGTATGCCAGACAGGGACAGTGCAAAACTATGCAGGGTTCGGAAGTGTTGTAAGTCTTTTTCTGGGTCAAGTCGAAAACGCGCTGCTGCGCGTTCTTTGGCTTCGTTAGCGGCTTTTCGTGTGAAAGCAAGAAAGCCGATAGCTTGAGGAGGGACGCCACTTTCAAGAGCTTTGTCTACCATGTTTAACAACGTAGTAGTTTTTCCT